GTGCTTAAACTGGTTCTCCATGAACTCACGTCTCTCTGGTTGATCATCCAGATTGATGTAGTAGATAGGACCAATATTACTGGTCTTGAATACTGCTTTGTTCTTATCCATTACTGAAATCCTTCCTGATCAAACCAATTCAAATCACTTACACCCTTATCATCAATAAACACATCAGCGTGTGGTTTACCGAACAGAAGTTCATGATGTTTACATCCCCACTTCTTAAGTTGTTCAGTAGTAATATCTTCCATTGCTTCTTTGGCCTTCTGTCTATCATCAGGGTCACCAGCAAACCTACCCATAGCTCTTGCTGTAAAGTAGATGATGTAGTGTCCCTCATCATATAATTCATTAATACGATCTATCCTTGAGGTATAAGGTATTGCCTGATCGTATGCTCTTCCTATAGTTGGGGTACAGATTGTACCGTCAATATCAAAACAATATCTCATCAGTCTCCTTTCTCTAAACGAATACTATCATAGTCGAAGTGTTGTGTCGAGAACTCAAACAACTCTGTATCTTTTAATGCATACATTTGATGTCTCATACCTGTAGGAACGTGAAACTTATCTCCTTCTATTAAAAGGATTTTATCAGCAACCTCTGGGTTATCTTGATAAGAACAGATAACTTCTATTGCACCACTCTGGACATAGAATACCTCATCCTTTACCTTATGATAGTGCCATGAACACTTCTTACCCTGAGCGATGAATAGTATCTTACCACAATAGAGCGGACAATTGACAATCCACTTCTCATACCCCCACCCCTTTGGTACAAACTTAATTAGATCGTTTGCACCTTTCGATGATATCTGTTGAGGAATACTCTTCCCTCCTGTCAAGAAATCTGACATCTTCACAATGTTGTCGTCCGACGACATCCCCATTTCTCCAATCTCCGCCTAGTAACATGATATCAGGCTTAAACATCTCAATCAAGTTTTCCAATCCCTGACGATCGTCAAACCCTATTACTAAATCTATGTATCTAATAGATTCTAACATAATTTTACGATCTGAGAATGTATTAATAGGTCTCAAGTCTCCTTTACTTCTTTTGACTTTATCGTCAGAATCGAGACCGACAATAACTCTTCCTTCAGTTCCACCAAGGGATCTGGCTACTGAAAATAATTCAATGTGAGCAGGAGTAAGAATGTCATAACAACCATTCAACCAAATAGTTTTAGTCTGGGACACTAGTTCCTCTTTTAGATACTACCTTACTCGCCTGTTTATTGGCATACTTGATAGAACTTGCAATCTTCTTATTCTGTGAGTATCTTACTACAAGTGCAGCTAAGAAAGTATCTCCAGCACCACTAACGTCTAGTGTTTCTACTTTATCTTTCACAGGAAACAAATCACCATTCCAAAATACACCATCACTACCACAGGTCTGAATCACTTTTTCGCCCAAGTGTTCAACCATAATACAACTTCTTTCAGCTTCAAAGTTATTAATCTTGATATACTTAGCATCAAATGCCCAAGTGTCCAACTCCTTTTTCGTGTCAAGAAAAACGGAACTATGGCGAGAACAAATCCACTCAATATCATCCCAGTAAATAAATCCCTTATCATAATCTGAAATGATGACATACTCATAGTCCTCTAACTTTAACTCAAATACATCAACTCTATCAACAAACTGTGGGGTATCAACACGACTAAACATGTGATTACTTTTCTGGTCCACAAATCTATTTTTCGTGATACTTTTCCAATTATCGTTGGTAATGATATCCACTTTCTTTCTTGGCATCATGTGACACACATTCCGGTAGACATTCATAGCCATACCAGGCATCTCTTCTACATGATCTACCTCAAGAACAGGGACAGGTTTTTCAGGTGACAATCTTTTAACATCACAATAGGTGTAGATGTCTTTACAACTATCACCAATGATCAAAATCTTCTTCATGATAGTTTGTCATACCAGTATCGTAACAGATCCATAAGGGTTGTGTCAATATCATACTCCTCTTCAAATCCTGTCATCTCCACAAGGTTAGTAGAGTCACCATGTTGATAGTGAATCTCATGTGGTCTCCAGAACGGTTGATGGATTTTCTGCTTCACACTTTTTAGACCAGATAGTTCAATCAACTTATCAGTAAAATACTGCATCTGTCGAGGAGTATCACCACACACATTAAAGATTTGATCCTTCACTTCAGGATTAATCATAGCCAAGTAATATGCTCTTACTGTATCCCTCACGTCCATCACCACACGGGTTGTGGAGAGGTTTCCAACCAATAAAGTTGGTTCTTGATACCCTCTCATCATCCTTGCAATCTGATAAGCATCAGAGGAGATAGAGAAGATACGACCACGGCGTGGACCAGTGTGTGAGAATGCACGAGTGATGAAACCTTTCATGAATCCATTTGCAAATCTCTCTTGGAGATAAACATCAGTCGCTGCCTTAGAAGCACCATAAGGATTAGAAGGAAGAATAGTGTCATCCCAACGAATCTTACGACCATCGGATCCAACGTTCCCATAAACTTCAGATGTAGAACAGAACATCACCTTACAGTTATCCTGAAAGTCTTGAATGACTTGGAACAGGTTAGCACTACCCATCACATTAGTATCCATAGTTCCGATAGGATCACGGAAACTTGTGGGTGGGTGTGATTGAGCTGCAAGGTGGAAGACACCATCGAACTGAGTATCTTTAAAGATAGTAACGAGTGAACGATAGTTTGTCAGTTCTCCATATACAAATGTGATATCTTCATACACATCATCAGGAACAACATCACGAATGTCACTCTCCATTCCATTAGTCCTACGAATAAGACCATAAACCTCATGACCTCGTGCATGAAGAAGGTTTGCTAGGTGTGGACCAGCAAACCCAGTGATACCTGTGATTAAAAATTTCATATTACTTGATAGTCAATGTTGTCAAAGATGAAGAGGTTTCCTTTATTCACATGGTAATTATACCATGATTCCTCCATAATGCAAATACTGTTTAGAGATTTGTTATGTTCCTTTGCAGCAGAGGACATGTGACTGGCTCCACTACTGAGAGCAACCAGACCAGAGCAACTACAAATGATGTCATAGTAGTCAAAGATATTATTGATAACCAGTTTCTCTAAGTTCATGTCATACTGATTATACTTTCCATCATCACCACTCAGGTCTTCAGAGAATGTTACCTCAACAAACTTCATGTCAGAATATTCACTCTGAAGTTGTTTCAGTTTATTGACTAACTTCCCCATATCATAATCAATACTTATACATGTGAAGTCAACCAGATAAACACCATTATATTCTGAAGATACTTTAGGTTTGTAGTATATCTTTGGATACTTATTGGTTGGTTTCAACCCATGAAGTTTCTCCCAGTTTGAAATACAGGTTCCAGCTACATTGGAATATTCAATCTCTGGGATATCACCTGCATTCCATTCACCTTCTTTGATACCTTTGATGTAAGGATTGTGTTTCCAAATCAATTCATAGATACCTTCGTTTCTGAAAGATGAACCATCCTTCAGATACGTTTCTCTGCCTTGTTGTTTGTAGAACTCTTCAGGTAATGTGGAGAATTGAATATTATCACCCAACCCTCCATGCCATGCTGCTAGAATTACATCACTCATCAGTGTACTCAAATACAATCTTCTTGGTTTTCTTACCGTTATAATCCCAACAGGTATGATAAGTTACTTCAGCTTCAAGACATTGAACCAGATTACTGATGTTCAATTCTGTCACGATTTTACCTGCTTCTTTGTCTAGTCGTTTCATGATTCGCTAATCTTTATCATAATTTTACCAACACTTCCACTCCTTAACAAGTCAAAAGCTTCATTGATTTCATCGAGTGTAAATGTATGAGTATGTATGGTCTCATAATCCAACAGACCTTTGAGGGCGAGTTTAATATAACGAGGAATATCCTTCTCAGGATTAGTTCCACCACCCTTTGTGGCACGAATAGATTTACCACTACCATCAAACATGGATACAACATTAGGAAGACATACAAGACGGTCTGGTGCAGGTTGTCCAGTTAGGATCAATCTTCCACCAGGTCTCAACCTTTCAAAGGCTGCAGAGATAACATCAGGAATGCCAGTTGTGTCAATAATAACATCACATTTATTTGGGAGGTATTGAATATCATACACAAAACAGTCTGCTCCTAGTTGTGAAGCTAGATCAAACATACTTTGGTTTATATCCACACCATAAATGGGTGATGCATTCTTCATCTTGGCTGCTTGGATAAGGTTTAACCCCACACCACCACAACCAAGAATAGCAACAGACTCACCGAACTTTAATTGACATTCATTGTCAACAATACCCAGAGCAGTGGTGAGACTACAACCAAGCATAGCAGCGAGAACCGAAGGGGTTTTGAAATCAATCTTAGTAACACGATTTTCAGATACGATAGAGAATTCACTTAGGGTAGTAATCTTTCCACTAGAGATAGTCTTACCATCCAAAGTATATGAAGGGAAAGATGATTCTATACCAGAACCAAGGTGACAATGCATAACAACTTTGTCTCCAGGTCTTACGGTAGTGACACCAATACCCACACCCTCAACAATACCACAACCTTCATGACCTATCAAGTGTGGTAGAAACTTTTCGTTACCTTCATGACCTTTGATCTGACGAAGTTGTGCACCACACAACCCACTTACCAATACTTTTACTAATACCTGTCCAAACTCAAGTTCAGTTAATCCTACTTCTCTAAGTACAAGAGGTTGATTTAGTTCTTCAAGAACAACTGCTTTCATTTCTCTTCCTCAGAATAATTTTATCACTCATAATCTGTCATCAATACTCCATCTAGGTGATCAATCTCGTGTTGAACTATACGAGCTTCAAGTGATTTTAGTTTCCACCTTTTATATTTACCACTCAGATCTTGAAATGATATTGAGATCTTACTAGGTCTAATAAGTTCAACATACTTACCTGGAACACTCAAACACCCCTCTTCAATTTTGACGACATGATCCGAATACCACTTGATAGCCGGATTGATCATCTCTTGTATGTCACCATACTGAAGTTTAACTACAATGACTCTGATATTTCTACCAACTTGAGGGGCAGCTAAACCTATGCCCTTAGCATCGATCATTGTTTCTTTCATAGACCCAATGAACTCTCTAATTTCATCATCTAAAATGACAGAACAAGATAATTTTTTCAGTATCTCATCACCATCATGTAGGATGTTTAGAATCATTTTCCTTGTCTAGAATCAATGTCTGATGGAGAACTGTAGATTGCATCTAAACTATAATCATAGTCTGGTAAAAGGTGAACTAAATCATCACGAACAAAGTATGCATTACCCGTATGGATCACACACTTATATCCAATAGTCTCTCCTAGTTCTGCTACAGACTTTAGAGAACAACCAGCATTGCGTGAAACAAAGTCTTGGTCTGGTGTGTATCCACTACTAGTTTCTACAATACAAACCTTAGGACGATACTTTTTGATACTACCAAAAACATAATAATCAAATGAATCAATGTCAATTGACATCAAAGCAAAGTTATCATCGTTCAACTTCACCATAGATCGGTCAAGAATGTTATCAATACTATCATCACCAGATTCTTGTACCATGTTCTTGATACAGATTACATCAAATGACTTGGTGTTTTGTACCAGTTGATCGAACCTACTCTCCAGACCTTCAATCAAAATAGCTGAGAAGTCTTTGGTGAACCAGAAGTATGCAGTATTACTATTATCAAATCCGTCCCATGCACCAAACTCACACACTACACCATCATTGATGTTGAGGTCTTTGAATAGTTGTTCTGTGATACCATCCTCACCATTGGCAGAATAGTAGTTCTTAGCGAATTGGAAATAACTCATTGGAGAATCAATCCCTTGGGTTCAGGTGTTACTAGTTTACTACCGTAGATAGAATCATACTTCTCTCTAATTGAATGTTCTACCTCACCAACATATACAATGTGTGTGCGAGAAACTTCGAGTTCTGGTTTCTCTCTACTAACCACAGTAGCCCAAGGTGCAAACCCAATGTTCTGTGCCTGTGGAATCACAACTAAGCCATTCCTTACAGTTACAGTAGATGCGTTTTCTTCAACTACCTCTGCAATTACTTCTTCGCCAGTGATAATACGAAACAGTTTTACGTCCATCATAACCTCCAAATAATTTGATACTCGTCTAGGAGGAGTTCTGCTCCTATATCTTTCATGAACTCTTTTACGAATCCTGCCTTACCACCCTGTGCAATCTTGGTGAACCACTCAAACTCAGGGGCATTAAGGTTGTCATCAACTATAATTATACTACCTTTCCTCAAGTTTTTCATGACTGCTGTGAGTTCCTTAAGATGGTGTTTCTGTGAGGGGATAGGATCTGCTGGTTCAAAATCAAATGAGTCCAGATACAATAGATCAATCTTTCTTTTCTGTGGAATGTTCCATAGAAACTCTACTGAATCACTACAATATACATGTGTCTTACTAGACACCATCTTCTGAGCGTGTGCCACATTGTCTGGATTGATATCCACTGAAGCTACTTCACCATCATAGTAGTTAATGAAGTCATCAAAAATGTAGGTACTAGCTCCATCATCACCAAGAGCAAGTTGACCATGGTCTGCTCTCATACATCCTGTCTCTACAATGAAGAAGTCTTTATTCTTCTTCTCATCCAAGATCTCAAACACCATAGAGAGGGAAGTTGCCCTATCTCTTACAGGATTATTTGGTCCTGCTGGTTGTAACATCTTAGCAAAGAACTTACTACTAAACCTTTTACTGTATGTCATTCTGGTAACTCCCTGTTAATAATGATTCTCTCAAGATTATCTTTGTTTCTCTTGTAGAATATTTTACTGTTTTTGTGTTGTGATTTATACAACCATGGTGCTGGTTCTCCAGTCTCCTTACGAGTTCCACCCCAACTTGGATCTGATACAAAATCAATCCAATAACAACCAACAACCTTATTGAGTTTCTTTCTCATACGGAACATGAGATCATGATCATCCATATCCTGTGGTGAGAACTCCTCATCAAAGTAATTCATCTTTCTAAGATCCTCACTATTGATCATCAGAGGACCACGATTTACTGTGCCCCTTACAGCAAATGTATTTCTATCAATGTTTGATTGATTTGCTTCGTCACATGGATCCACAATATCACACCAACAGTTATCCAAGTCTTCCTCCATTCCAAGATGTGTGGAGTTTGGATTGAACTTATAGTTATGTGCAGTTCTGGCAGTTACAGCAAACACATCGTCAAACGCTTCAAAAGGTTTCCTCATACGAGTATTCCATCCCTTCTCACGAATGACCATATCATCTTGGATGATAGTTACATATTTACCTTGAGCCAATTTGAGACCAGCGTTGTTTGCCTTCGTCTCAAATACATCTGGTGTATTGATTACAGAGTTAGTAATCTCAGAGTCTTTCAAGTATTCTGTGATGACTTTTTCTGATTTATCAGTACAACCATCCACAACTACAATCAACTCATAGTTACCATCAGTATTATCTTCAATACCTTTCAATACATCCTCAATGATATCTTCTTGATTATGAACTGTAAGGATTAAACTATCGACTGGTTCTAGTTTTATGTAATCAACCTGGTCTTTGATACTTACAAGAAACTGATCAATAGGACGATAGAGAGAAACAATTCCTTTGTTGTATCTCTCATACCAGTAATCAGCATTACACTCAATGAAGTTACGAATGTCACTACCAACTACTGGGAGTCCATCACGAATAGCAATGTTAGTAAGGATACTTTGATCATGACGAACCTCTTCGAATCCATCCAACTCTCCCTTACCAGAGAATGTAGTAACCTCACCATTGGTCCTTTCATCTAGACACCACTTCAACCAGTCTTTCAGAATCTTCTTTGACTCATCACATACTCTCCAGAATGTAAATCCAGCTTCGAGTTGTTTAGACTCCCAGTAATCATCTTCATCACAATCCATGTAATGAAAACAATCTCTCTTAGTGTATTCACCTTGAACTGAGTTACCTAAAGGAAGGAGACATGGGTCACCCTCCCAGATATCATCGACAGCTTTAAAGATTTCAGGATGAAAGATATCAAGTGCATCTAGTGCTAGAATTTTATCATCCTCTTCCAACTTCTCCATAGTTTGTAGAAGGAAGTATGGTTTCCAAGCAAAGTGACCATAGTTATTTTTTTCCGAGAACCACTCTTCATTCTCTTTGTAGATTTCTGAATTGAAAAGTGATTCCTCATCAACAGCAAAGTGATTTACATCTAACTGTTTTGATAGTTTGTTTAGAAAAGATTGTCCTCTCCTATACTTATTATTACCAAATGATACTGTAAGTAAGTTCCAAGTCATTATGATTGAGGAATAATTGTCCAATGTTCGGGATACAGATCCCTTGTAGATTTATCTGAGTTGTTGGGACCAAACCAAGTCTCGGGTGCTACCACCTTACCTTTATCAGCCAACCAGGCTCCCCACCATGAGAATGTGGAGTTAGAGATAATAAAATCACTACACTGTGTCATCATATAGAGGTCATGATAAGGACCATTACCTTCTGATACAATGAACCTATCACTTCCAAAGAGAGGATTGTTCAATGCCCACTCAGGATCATCAGTAAAGATGACAACCTGTCGATCTTCGTCAAACTCTTTCAATGCATGTTCATAATAATCATCAGAAAGGTTGTGATGATTACCACTATTAATGAGATAATCACCTCTACGAATATGCAAAGCAACAGGATTGTCAAAACAATCCACGATGTCCTGACACTCTTCTTTGATTTCATTCTTGAATACAAACTCTGATCTAATACGATCTTGAATATGTTTGAAGTACCTCTCTGTTTGAAAGAAACCAATCAGACATGTATCGTGTTGAGTATCAATCTGGAATGCTCCCTCTTCAAAAGTGAACTCTCCTTCTTGATAGTTCTTATCAGTAGGAATAAATCCAACCCTATCTGGTTTGATATCAAATGCATCAAACAACTCTATTCTAAGTCTATTCCCCAGGCTGTCAACCATCACTTCATGATGATGTGGGATACAAAAAGATGTTCCAATCTTGTCTGCAACACCAATGAGTGATGCATACTGGAACATCTGATTACCAAGTTGTCCTAGTTTTCCTAGGTAATTAAAACCAATCATGTATACTTCTTGAGATACTTCTGTTCTTTGTAATATTGCCTAAGTTCTTCTTCACTCAAAGGTTTGAGAAACTCCCACAAGGCAAAGTTGTTTTGCATGTGTGGATTATTTAACCATGAGTTATGAGTTCTCATATGTTCTAGGTGATAGACCCAGTTCTCAATCCTACCTACATTGTATCCAAGTAGATTAAATCTATGAAGTCTCTCTTTATCTTCTGGTGAGTATGAGATAAAGTTCTCATTCTCCATACCAGCTTCGATGTATGTTGACCTACGAATGAACTGTGCGTGTCCACTCTCTGCATTATCAATCTCTACCTTCTTCTCTAGATGTGAGAACTTACAGTCGTTAGATAGAAATTTAGATACCATTTCATCGGTAGCATATACTTTCTTTTGCCATGGTCCCTGTCCATAAGGATAGATGACATCATAACCTCCTTCAGTAATAAACTTTTGTGCTTCTAGGTATGTATTGATAGGCAGTAAAACATCGCAATCATAGTTAACAACTACCTCTGTCTCACATATATTCAACATCTCATTGAGATACCTCATACGGTAGAACATATTATCAACAGGATCACTCTTCTCAAAGATATGAGTTAAGTTCTCAATCCCATCTTCCACATAGTCCGAGATCTGAGGGAGACACTGTTGTTGAAATACTGATTCGGTGTCAACCTCCTTGAGGATAACCTTTGTATCAAAGTTCTCAAGGAGATAACACAATGTAGTGATTACATTCCTCATTCGATCTTCTGATTCGATACAAATAGGAATGATGAAGGTAGTGTCTTTAAGATCGTGTCTCATATTAATTAGGGATAACGGTCCACTCGTCAGGATAGAGGTCTTTACAGTCATTGACAGCCTCTAGGACAGGTCCATACCAGTGTTCAGGAGCCACTACAGGGTTAGTCCTACCCTTTTGTAACCAGGCTCCCCACCAACCCAAAGAGGAGGAAGAGAGAATAGCTCCATTACATAGAGACATCAAACATAGGTCAGTGTAAGGAACTTTAGAACGACGGCGACCACCATCACCTTCTAGGCACATATGGTCATACTCAGGAACATCAGTATTGATAAGGAACCTTTCATCATCAAAGAACTCTTGTTCAGAGCACCACTGAGGATCATCAGAACATACTAAAACATGAGAGTCAGGGAATAGTTCCAGAGCTCTTGTATAGTAGTCAAACGTCATCATCCGATAATAATCTTCACGACCCACATTATCTCCACGACGAACATGGAGAAAATTAATGTTCTCAAAATTACTGATAAAGTCATTACAAGGTTCTAGAATCTCTGGCTTGAATGCAAAGTCTGCACGAATCTCATGTTCGATATGTTTGAAATACTTTTCAGTCTGGAGATAACCATCTAGGTTTGTTCCGTCCTCAAAGTTATTGAAGAGTTCTTCATCAAAACAATAAGCACCCTCAGTTACATTCTTAGTATTAGGATTAGTTTCCTTAAGAGACTGGAAAGAGAACATGGATTGTGGTGAGACATTCTCATTCACAAACCCAATGTTGTCTGATTTCAGTCCAACCAACTCAAAGGGATGATGCATCCCATAGTTAGCGTAAGTGTCATGGCTATCAGGAGGAATACACCACTCATACCCATGTTTTGATGCAATACCTCTCAGTGCTGCATACTGAAAGAGTTGGTTACCGAAACGACCATTCGTTCCTAGACGATCATATCCAATCATAAGTTTACAATAAAGATGTCTTCAGTGATGTTGAACTTGTTATCCACAAATCTTACCATATCACCATAGGTTTTGTCAAGGTATTCAGACACTTGAGGTGTGACCCTTCTGTCATTCTGAATGTAGACCTTGTGTCCTCTCTCTAGGAGGTCTAGAGCCAAACGATACTGTTGACTCTCTGTGAGAATATCTGTTCCTTTCTTATAGGTAATATACTCAAAGTAGTATGGGAGTTTGTTTGAGTTCATTGTATCCCAATAATCACATACAATCTTTGCATGTTCGTTATTGAAACCATCTGTAACATAACCTAGGTTATACTCCAGTCCTACGCCCTTAGCGAAGTGTGCAAAAGCTCTGTTATCTCTAGGAAGACATGGACCACCATAACCTACACCCCAACCAAGATATTTCTTACCAATACGACTATCACATCCAACAGCACTTAGAACTGCAGTAACCTCATCACCACATCCTGCCATATGGAGGACATCACCTAACATATTGGCGTAACTAATCTTAGTTGTGAGGAAACAATTGACTGCGATCTTAGTGATCTCTGCAGACTTTGTACTCATAGTACAAACAATTGCTCTGTTGATTTGAATCTTCTTATAGAGATTATTGATATCCTTTACGGTTGTATCGTTCTCCATAGATTGATCAATACCAAGAAGAACCATATCAGCCTTCTTAAGATCACTCACAATACTACCCTGTGCAATAAACTCAGGATTATAAAGTACCTTCACATTACTAGGAAGTTGTGAAGTAAATTGATCACAATCACCAGGATTGGTAGTGCAACCAATCACAAGATACTTTCTCTTTTCTACATCACTAAACTCTGATACAACCTGCCACACAGCGGATACATCATATGATCCATCATCATTAGATGGAGTTTGCACAAGAGTATAGATGAGATCACACTCATCAATTACTTCTTTGTTATTAGTTGTTGCTCTAAAATTCTTTGATACTCTGAGTAGATCTTCTACTTCAGGTTCATTAGTTGTGATCTTTTTCTGGTTCAGATCGTTTACATAATCCTCACGGATATCTGATACTAGAACATCATAACCAGCTTGCTCACAAAGAAGAGCAAAACAGATACCTAATCTGCCTGCTCCAATAACTCCAATTTTCATAGTGTAAATGTAGGAATAGGTTGCATCTTGTGTTGGTTCATTTTATTGAACCTTTGTAGAACTTCCAAACCAGGACCACTACCAGTTTCCATTGCTTCTTCTAGTTCAGCATAGGAAGCACCAAGTTGATCCTCATCTGTTCGTTCATCATCCCATAATCCGTCAGTTGGTTTAGCTTCAATAATCCTTGAATCAACTCCAAAGAATTTACCAAGTTCCCATACTTCAGTCTTATAAAGATCAGCGATAGGTGCAACATCCACCCCGCCGTCACCATATTTAGTGTAAAATCCTACACCATAATCTTCGACTTTATTACCAGTGCCGACAACAAGACCTTTATGTCTTCCAGCAATCTGATACAAAGTAACCATACGAAGTCGCGAACGTGTATTGGCCAAAGAATGATTGTCTACATTCTCACTATCAACACCAATAGTATAACGAAAAGATTCAAATGTATTGGTGAGATCATATTTCAACACAATCACATTCGGATAAATCCTCTCCAACCAATCAAGATGAATCTCAGAAAGTTGTTTCTGTTGTTCATTCTGATGAATAGGCATCCCTATAGCATATACAGGGTATCCAGTTTCAGCTGCTAGAGTTGATGATACGGCAGAATCAATACCACCAGACACACCAACTACAAAACATTCAGACGAACTCGTATCTTTATAGTTACTCAACCAGGAAGAAATATCATCCTTGAGTTTATTGTAATCACTTATTCTGTTCATTGACCTGTGCCTCAATCCATTCATAAGTTTTACGAATCCCTTCTTCGAGGGGTTGTTTGTAGTCCCATCCTAACTCACGACGGACTACATCATTGTTACTATTCCTACCACGAACACCAAGAGGTGCATCCATTTTATGATTTCTTTTAATAGGTTTACCTGCCACCTTGGAAGTGATATCAGTTAGTTGATTGATAGTTACCATCTCCTCTGAACCAATATTCACAGGACCAATAAAATCACTATCCATCAAACGACGGGAAGCTTCAATACACTCATCAATATAAAGGAATGAACGTGTCTGTTCACCATCACCCCATACTTCAATGTGTCCACCAACACCAGATAGTTGTGCTACCTTTCTACAGATGGCTGCTGGGGCTTTCTCTCGTCCACCATCCCAGGTTCCTTCTGGTCCGAAGATGTTATGATATCGAGTAACCCGAACAGGGATGCCGTGATTACGATGATAAGCAAAGTACAGACGCTCGGAGAAGAGCTTCTCCCATCCATATTCGGAGTCTGGGTTTGCTGGGTATGCTGAGTCTTCACTACAATCTGGGTTGTCAGGATCTAATTGGTTGTGTTCTGGATACATGCAAGCAGATCCAGAGTAGAAGATCTTGGTATAGTTTCTACCAGTAACTTCGTTTCTCTTTCTCTGTTCTTCTAGAACATTGAGGTTGATACTTACAGAGTTGTGCATGATATCTGCATCATTCTCACCCGAGAATACAAACCCTGCTCCACCCATATCAGCAGCAAACTGATAGATCTCATCGAAGGAATGAATGTATCGATAAGGAACTTCATTGTAGAAGTTTCCTCTATCTCCTTTATATTCAAGAACGCGTTTTACAAAAGGTGCATCTCTCAAATCACCATATACGAATTCATCTGCTTCAGTTGCAGAGAACTCAGGAGCTTTGAGATCAACACCACGAACCCAATAGCCTTCAGACTTAAGTCTCTTGACCATATGAGAACCAATGAATCCACCAGCACCTAGAACAAGTGCCTTCTTAATATATTGTGCCATGTTATAGTGTAGTTGTTCTTATTATATCAGAAGTCCATCTTTCTACCAAGTCTTTCAATGAGATCATCAACCTTAGCTTCTAGATCACCATCACATCCACCACCTGAAGATTCGTGAGAGTGACTCTTCAGTTCTTTGACTGCCTTCTCAAGTGCCTTCAGTCTCGACTCTACTTCAACATCATACTTTGACATTGCTGCCCCATTGGCAGACTTTGCGGCTTTGCCTTCCATAATTGTAAAAAATAACTTCTGATATTTATGCATTAAAAAAGACCCGAAGGTCTCTTTTTTGGGTGCTTGGCTCGCCACTTGTTCTTTGGAGAAACAAGAAACTCATGAAGGGATATCCCGACCAGTGCTGTTAGAGTCCATCCGTGACTTAATGAGATCAATCCTTGCTCTTAAGTTTACTTCAGAGTCTCTTTGGAAATTACCATATGCAATATTCATAAGAGTTTGAACCGTCTTCCATCCATGATACTTTTTATGAGATCTCACTCTCATATAGTAATCATGGAGTAGAAGTTTGGCATCATGTACCGTCATCCACTCATGTATTAGAGTTAAGTTGATGGCATCCTTTTCCATTTAAGTTGAAGATACAGAGTCTTTTACATAACAAGGTACACCTTCAGGATCTAACCATTTAGTATAGTTAAGGTCTTCCATAGCTAATGTTATTTGCATCCCATTATCACAGAGGTACATATCACGATATCGTTTTGTATAACTATCTGCTTTCTGAATACGAAAATCAGGGAACCCATTCTCTAGGGTTCCATACTCAACATATCGATAGGGGAAACGTTCGTTAAGGACTTTCATCAACCAACCTCAACAACTTCAAGGTCTTCATTCAAACAATCGATCAAAATATCATAGTCATCTAGTGGATCACCAGAGAATTCAACACCATCGTTCTCGTAATACTTACGAACCTTTTTGAAAAGTTTCGGATTCTTTACATCAAGATAGAATTCACCATTCGCAGCAGAGCGAAGAGTAGGAAGATCCTTTTTAAACTTCGAAGTAACAGTCATTGTTCTGTTTGATTACTTTTATATTATAGTGGAACGAACCCCATGGGGTTAAGTGAGTGGTCAGTTACTTAACTGGCCTCGTTGTGATCTGTATACATTTCATACACTGGATCATTAACTGGAACCATCACAGCTGCGTTTCCATTCTCATTCACTATTCCTAATGCCTCTCCCTTCTCCACTCTAGTTATTAGTTCGTCCCATCGTTCTTGAAATTCTTCTACAGAAAAAACTTCCATCAATCTGTTGTAGTTGGTTTATTTATTATAGCACTATTTCCACAAACCGATTACAATTAGCAATCCTTGTGCGTAGAAAAATAACAACACTGTACCAATACTTGCACTGATAATTGTTGCTGTTTTGTTGTGTCTATCGATGGCCTTATCAATCATTTCCTGACATTGTTTCTCAGTAATATAGTGTTCAGGTTTGATCTCTGGTAATCGTGACATGATAGAAAATACATATGCTCGAAGAGGGGATCGAACCCCCGACAATCTCCGTGTAAAGGAGGTGCTCTACCCCTGAGCTATTCGAGCAAACACTACACTTATCCGTATGCTATATGGGCGTCACACCCAGTATACTGACAGTTTATAATGGAGTAAGACGCAGGTCCACCGCGAATATCAAAGAGGGATGACTCCATCCATCATTCTGGGTGGCATCTTTGGTTGGAACGTCTCAAGTTCCTGACTCCTCCACCTGGACTCGAACCAGGGACAGGGTGATTAACAGTCACCTGCTCTACCAACTGAGCTATAGAGGATTGGAGCGGAATACCAGAATCGAACTGGTGACGAAAGGTTGGAAACCTTTAGTTTTGCCTCTAAACTAATTCCGCGAGGCGGGTCAGGAGGGATTCGAACCCCCGACCAACGCATTAGAAGTGCGTGGCTCTATTCCACTGAGCTACTGACCCAAGAGGTAGTTCCTATCGCCGCTAACCCTGAACTACCAAGGGGGTCACCGCAGTTGATCTCTCAACCTTTATATTATAGAGGGTGTCCTCTTCTCTGTCAAGCCATAACCAGTTTTGATGTGTATTGATGGCTGTATGCTTTTCTTGATCCCTCAACTCCCCATCCTAACCAGTAGTAGGAAGGAACCATGTATTGATTAATACTTTGACCATTACCCTCAAACTCAGGAAGGACTTTTTGGAATTGGGTTTCATTAATCATATAACGTGTCTGACACTCAAGAGTGCTAGGATTGCATCCATACTTATTAGCAAAATAACTCAACCCCAAATAACGTTGTGTAGAGGTCCACTGAATGAGTCCGTACCCACCCCTATGACAATCATCGTAAGAAACTCTAGCACCTCCCTCACAAATGTTGGAATTGAACTTGCTTTCTTGTTTAATGTTACCCATGATCGTTGCCAAGGCATTTCGATCTGTGATTCTTGTTTGGGTTTGTAATTGTTTAAGGACATATTTTTCGTTGTCTGTGCATGTTGGGCAAGTCCATGTGATTAGTGGAACAACTTCAATAGGTACAGCTGTGTTCTCATCTTCAGTAACATCAACTGTTAAGTTGGCTCCTGTTGAGGCTTGTTGACAACCCACCAACAATACTGCCAGTAGAGGTGTTAATAGTTTCTTCATGAGTCAAATAAAAATCTTAAGTATTATAATAGTATTATGTATCTCAGTCAAATCTCAAAGTAATCCTTACGATAATAACGATTCATGATATTGGAATTGTAGTACTTGGGAGTACCATCAACCATAGCTTCTGTGAGAACATCATTTTTAAACAATGCCTCAGTCTCAGCAAAGTTTGTCTTACCTTTTGTTTTGTGCAGTGAAAGAATCTCTCTACGAAACATGTGAGTTCCGAGAAGTTTAACATCTTGTTTCAGTTCGTCACATGAACCATAGTACAGTTTCCAATCTGACTCTTTCTTTACTCTTCGTTTCTTTCCAGGAGGTTTTCTGTGAAACCAGAAGACCTTTCGTCCGATGTAAAGTCTCTGGTTGGAAAGATTGGTAATGAGATACACAAACCCAAAAAAGTCGTGAACATCATCACTAGTAAAAGGTCTCTCCAGAAAGGTCCAGGGGTTCTCGTAGTCACACACATAATGTAATCAACTACGATATTTATCGATGCCAATCCCCATCACCTTCCCACACATATTCTGTGGCTCTATCTTCTGTTGAAGGGTATTGAGATTTACCATACACCCTTCTTACATTTTTAACCTGTTCATCTACAGGAAGTTCATGTAGATAGATGGGTTTTTCATACCACCACTCTAAAGATTTTTTCAATACCTTATGTACCATACCACGAAAAGGTGACCTGAGACTATCAGACCACCTCTTATAGGACAAGAGAGACTTATTGTAGGGATATTTCCCTTCTATCTCAGAGTTTAAAGTCTGAGAAAGTGTCTTTTTGTACATCTTGTTTGATTCCACCGACGACATAAGATTCAACTTCAGTTTCTTGTGGTGCCACTTGCAATCCTTTTGAGGAAATCCAATGTTGGGTCCAGGGAAGGGGATTGTTCTTAGCAGGAATATCATAGACTGGCTTCAATCCTATACCCTTCATACGTCTGTTGGCGATCCACTCAACATACTGTTGCAATAAGGTATCGTTTAGACCAATCATAGAACCGTCTTTGAACAGGTAGTCAGCCCAAGCCTTCTCCTCATTCACAGCCTTATCGAACATTGCATAAACCCACTCTTCTTCTTCCTTGGCGATCTGTTTCATCATAGGATCATCACCCGCCTTCCATTTGTTTAGAATGTTTTGGGTGATTGCCAAGTGTTGGTTCTCGTCTCTTGCAATAAGGGAAATGATTTTAGCGGATCCTTCCATAAGTTTGAGTTCACCGAAGGCGAAACTACAAGCAAAAGAAACATAAAAACGAATACCTTCCAGTATGTTGACATTAGCAACTGCTCTGTAAAGTTTACGCTTAACTTCCTTAATCTCATACTCAGTTGATGGAGATCCTCTAAAATCTGCAGACCACATACCAGTAGTACCCCAGACTTGTGCAGTGTTGATGAAGTCATCATATGACTCTGTAACACTCTTGGCACGATCTAGGATCTTCTGATCCGTGACAATCTTATCCAACACATCAGCTGGATTAGGATAGATGTTCTTAATGATGTATGTGTATGAGCGGCTATGGATCATTTCCATAAATCCCCATACTTCCATACATGCTTCTAGTTCAGGCAAGGAACAATATGGAATAAACGCCATACCAGGACCACGACCCTGAATAGAATCAAGCATAATCTGATACTTCAGGTTAGAAGTATAGATATGTTTCTGTTCTGGACGAAGAGACTGATAGTCTCCTCTATCTTTCTGTAGTGAAACTTCTTCTGGTCTCCAGAAGTATCCAAGTTGTTGTGTAGTAAGTTTTTCAAACACCGGATACTTGTAGGTGTCATATCTCTGGACTCCCAGAGGCTTACCAAAGAACATTGGTTGTTTCTTGGCATCATGCACTTCGGTATTAAACACCGTCATACCTTTCACTTGATTCATAATATCCTTGTCACCTACTGGTGAAACTTTAAACTGCACAGGATTCACACTCTCCCTCCTCGGCTTGTGATAGTTCTAATAACAATTCATCTAACTTCGACTGCGGCTCTTCATCCACTTCATCAGATTTTAAATCGTGAGTGTTCTGATAGTAGGATGTCTTCCAACCATATTTATAAGTTGTGAGAAAATCCTTTGCCATCTGAGAAACAGGAACTTCGTTGTCAGGATAGTTCTCTGGATTATAACTCCAATTACCAGAAATTGCCTGGTCAAAGAACTTTTGCATCACAGCTACTATTCTAATGTATCCACCATTATCTTTCATATCCCATAGAAGAGTATAGTTATTCTTCAATGAGGCATACTGGGGAACAATTTGCTTAAGAGGCCCTTTCTTGGACTTCTTAATGGACAAGTATCCACGAGGAGGTTCGATTCCATTAGTTGCGTTTGACACAACGGAACTGCTTTCCGATGGCATTTGTGCGGACAGTGTTGAGTTCCTGAGACCGTATTCGAGGATATCATTCCTAAGCATATCCCAATCATGTTGCAACTCCGTTGATACTAGTTCATCTACATCTTTCTTATATGTATCGATAGGAAGTGTTCCACTGGAATATTTGGTGCGACCAAAGTATTCACAGTGACCTTTCTCCTTAGCCAACTGATTAGAGGCCCTTAAAAGATAATACTGGAAGGACTCAGAGAGTCCATGAACAGCATCCCATGCTTCTTGTGAATCATAAGAGTAACCCAACTTTGCCAGGTAATGTGCCAATCCAATGTAACCAATACCCAGAGACCTTCTTGCCTTTGTTGCAAGTTCAGCTGCGATGATTGGATAGTCCTGGTAGTCAATCAACTCGTCTAGACCCCTTACAGCCAGGTCACAGAGGTCTTCTAGTTCTTCATCGGACTTAATCTTACCAACGTTGACTGCTGATAGAATACACAGTGCAATCTCACCAACCTGATCGTCAATATGTGATAAAGGATATGTGGGGAGAGTGATCTCTTGACACAGGTTACTCATCTCAACCTTATCTTTAAAGGAAGAGTGAGTATTGCAGTGGTCAATGTTCATCAGATACAAACGACCGGTCTCTGCTCTTTCTTTAAGGATGTCTAGAATCAGTTCTTGTGCTTTAATACTCTTTCTTGGAACAGACTCATCTCGTTCAAAACTAACATATAAATCATCGAACCCGTCAGTACCAAAGGCATCATACAGACCCGGTACGTCGTGCGGTGAGAAGAGGCTAATCTCTCCATTCGCAATGAAACGTTCGTAGAAAATCTTTGAAATTTGGATTGAGTAATCAAGTTTCCGTACCCTGTTGTCTTCTGTGCCTTTGTTGTTCTTTAAGACGATGATGTCTTGGATTTCTTGGTGCCAGATGGGGAAGTGGACTGTTGCTGAGCCACCACGAATCCCATTTTGTGTACAGCATCGTACAGTTGATTCAAACTTCTTAAGGAAAGGAACAACGCCAGTGTGCTGTACTTCTCCGCCCCTGATTTTACTGTTGATCCCACGGATCCTGCCAGCGTTGATACCGATGCCAGCCCTCTGTGCGACATAACGGCCAATGGCCATATCAGAACTAAAAATACTATCCAGGGTGTCATCAACATCAACCAGAACACAAGACGCAAACTGGCGTAGGGGAGTTCTGACACCCGCCATGATTGGTGTTGGGATGTTGAGTCTGTGTTTTGAGATGGCATCGTAGTATCTTCTAACGTAGGAAAGTCTTGTTTCTTTTGGATACTCACGGAAGATTGTCAATGCAATCATCATGTACATGAATTGAGGAGTTTCGTGTACCTTTCCAACACTCCTATCTTGTACTAGGTATTTATCCACAACCTGCCTCAAACCAGCATATGTGAATAAGAAATCACGATCATGATCAATAAAAGTTTCTACCTTCTCAATCTCTTCTTGTGAATACTTTGTAAAGATATCTCTATCATAGTGATCATCGTATGCCAGTTTAGTGATGTGATCGATCAAGGAAGGCATCTCCCTCCTACCACCATACAATTGCTTCCTAAGAGAGAACAGGAGAAGTCTTGCAGCTACAAATTGATAGTTGGGGTGATCCAAGTCAATCAAGTCACTGGCACTCTTAATAAGAATCTCTTGGATCTCAGCAGTAGTAATACCATCATAGAACTGAATACCAGATGTCATCTCTACCTGACTAGCAGACACATTTGATAGGCCATCACACGCCTCCTCAACCATAAGATGCATCTTATCCAGGTCAAGTGATTCAACACGACCATCTCTCTTCTGAACTTTTGTACCGTTACTCATACTTTTTTCCAACTAGTAAACTTTAGTTTTGCTTCTAATCCTTTGTAGGTGTTTTTGTCTATGATCTCTTGAACTTTATGTCCACTTAAGACCATATCATTTATGTCCTTTTCCCGAATATTGGAGGGCCAGATAACGACTGTACCTCCTTGATTGATTGTTTGTTCAATTCTTCTGGTGATTTGGGAGTTGCGTGGTTCGTTATCATATATCCAGACAGGATTACTAATCCCGCAACTGACGACATCAACATCAGCTCCACACATAGCAACCGAGTTGCGAATAAACGTAGAGTCGAATGGTCCTTCTGTAATATAGACTGGGAGGGATTTGTCAATTTCATCTGTTCCATAGATCTTTGGTTCATCCTCATCCAACATAACGGTTAAGTATTTAACAGGGTTTGTAGATAGGGCTCTACCCTGCAACCCTATAAGTTTCTCATTCCTGACAAGAGGAATTACAATTCTAGCTTCACCAAAATTGGGATGTTCAAAAGAACCCGGTTTGATACTATTAACAAACTCTTGAAAGTTTTCTGCGTAATAAAAGTTCCCACTCAGGATGGCTCTAGATTCCAAATAATGTTTAGATAAAGTAACACTAAATGCAGAAGGAAGATCGATAACAATCTTCTTCTTAAATGTTGGTTTAGTATTTCTCATCTTACTAAACACATCCTCAGGAGTTTCTATGACAAAGTTCTTACCAGTGTGACCTTCTTTGAACTTCTCAAAAGTATATTGTTTATAAGTTTGAGGATCCAAATCCTTTAAGAAGTTTGCAAACGAAACACTAATACCACAATTGTGGCACTTAAAGTTAGTGTTGTTCTTAACCTGATAAAGAAAACCTCTAGCTTTGTTCTTATTCTTCTGGGAGTCACCACATATGGGACACCGAAAGTTATAAAGCTTTGGCTTTACTCTTTTGAACTTAGGAAGTCTTGAGGAGATCAAATTGATGTATTTGACATCAATAAAATCCATATCACTCGATATAACTACTCGTTATTTTACCAACTTCTGATGGTGGAGTCAAGTCGAACCAATTAGTTTGTGCTATAAAAGACACAGCCACTACACATCCAATGGCGACCCAAACCTTTTTCTCTAGATCCTGTAGTCTTGACAAGACACTGTTATGATCTGAGTCCATTTTATCACGGAGTTCGTCAATCTTTGCAAATAGTACAGAGTCAATTTCTTCTGACTTTGATAATCTTTCTTCATGAACAGCAAGCATTCTGCTAACTGTTGTATTTACCTCAGATAATTTTTCAATAGTTACGTCTAATTTATCCAACAAAGGTTTGATGTCATCAACTCTCTGTTGTAGTATAGCCAACTTAACTTGATCGTCCATCTTGAGGCTTAAAGTAAGGGTTGAACTCTAATGCTTTCTTTTTGTTTTTTCTATTTTCTCTTTTTTCCTTTCTACTCATCAGATCACTGATAGCTTTTCTCACAAACTTATTACGACCATCAAAATTCATTGGTTTATCATAACCAGCAGTTGGTCCTTTTGCATCAGAAGATCCACTAAACCCACCGGATCCACCAGGAGGATTAGCAACCATTCCTTCTTCACTTACACTGAACTCTTGATACATGGCAGATCGAAATGCATCGATTACCCTATCAATTTTCTCCCTTTCCATCAGTAATACCTCTGAGTTCTTCTAAACAATATTCATCTACCTCAAGTTCATGCAAAGATGTTCTTGGATAATCAGGCAATCTATCTAAGAATAAGACAAAAGCCTTCAATGAAGGCCACAGGTCCTCATCCAGCTTAAAGAAAAGCATGGGTGTCGCAGCATCTCCAAAGATATTATAAAGAATAATAAAATGGTTGATTAGAAGATGAACCTTCAGATCAGAACCATTTTTATACTTCCTCAGGAGTCGTTTGATGTATCGAAAGATGTTTAAGTCTTTCTCAAAGTCAT